CACAGGGCACAAATCGGACTATGTTGACTTCATCATTGATCCGGACTCGATGTTGCTCCCATCTTTGGAAATTCAAAAGCAAACATTTATGGCCCTCTTCCCAGTTATTACGAATCAAATCACCCTAATATTTTCACTGAGGAATCAGGACCCGGAAGCTGCTGCTTCCCAGCTTAAAGCACTGGAACAGCTACTTCTTATCCAGAAACAGAATATCTTTGATTACATTTCTAAGGCTGACTACGAAGCTATAATGAACAAGCAACCTTCGCAGATGCAGAGACAGATGGAAGAGCAGAAGATGGCGATGGATGCAAAGAATACGGCTATGCAAGCTATGGCTGGAGGTGAGTCTGCTGGACCGATGAGTGAATCTCCGGCACCCGGGCAAGAGATGTCACCGGCCGGAACGAACCCGATGCAGCCTGAGAATCCTAACGAAGTTCCAAGACCACAAAGTCCAATGATGGGAGCGGTCGATGCCTCCATTGGAAGGGCTGGGAATTTACCATTTTTTCCAGGACAATAAAATATGGATGAAACAGCAAAACAAAAGATAATCGCTTTCGCAACAAGCGAGCACTATGCGGGTGCAGTTGAGTTGCTAAAAAAGTGCCGGACACAGCTAACAACAGTGATGGCGGACACTGAGTTCCACACGCTTGCTAACGCTCTGACACTTGAGATCGAAGCTAACCTGATTCAAAGATTGGTGGTTGCCGTAGACAAAATCCGAACCGGAGAGAATACACTCAATGACTTCTGAACTTAAAAAAGACAATTACACGGTTGCGATAAAATATTCGCCGGAAGCCATTGAGAAAAAGTTGATGAAGTTCACCACAAAGTCCGGTGACTCATTTGAGATTTCGGCTGAGGAGATGATTACGATGTTGGTCGGTGGAGTGAACACCGAGACACTCGCCCCGGCATTTGTGGAGAGCGACAAAATTAACGTAGTTGAAGTCGGTAGGCAGATCCAGTGTGTGCTTGATAAGGATTACAAAAAAGGACAAAAAATAAACATCAACTATGCTCACCCTTATCCTGTTGAGTTCGCTCTGGTTGAAGAAGCGTACAAAATTGCGGCGATCAAAATGGATGTGCCTGTGTTTGTATTGACGAAAGAATATCTTGAGGAAGTGAGGAAGAAAATTAAACCACAGATGAATAACTTTGTAGAAAAGTTTTACAAGAGTTATAAGAATTTAAAAGTAGATAAAAACCCACATAGCGGGTCAAAGCTATCGTAATATTTATGGCAGATGAAAAAAATGTTGATTTTTTCGCAGGACCGGAAACAGCACCAGTTAAGAAGCCGGAAGTTGCGAAGAAAACAAAGAAGTTGGTTGTTATAAAAAATTCAGCAGGAGAGGTTGTTGATCAGAAAGATTATTTCTTTTCAGCCAAGAGCGAAGATGCGGCACCAACGTGGTTTGAGAGAGTGTGCGGGAAGCCTGTGGATAGAGAGGATATGATTGTGGTTTTCCACAAGTTTTTCAAGCCGTCAGACGGATTTCTTTTCTACAAAGCTCCAAACAAAGAAGTGTACCTTGTTATTGTCCCGTTAAAGCACTCTTCTATTGTAGGGCTAGAACACGACTCCGTTGAGGGAGACTTCCAAAAACATGCTATGTCATTTATTACCGAAGGATCGGTGAACCTTGACACATTACGCTTAAAGTTACAGAAAATTGCTGGAACGATTCGAATAGTTGACAGATAGTTTGTATTTTAGTAGAGACCATTATACAATAATCTTAATAGTACGAAGCTCCCACGTTACGGGATGAAACTATATGGAAGAAAAAAAAGAAGTAGTAGCTGTTGATGACGAGTCAACTCTCGACAAGGAACTCGAAACAACAATATCTGCTATCAAAGCTGGTCAAGAACCTCCAAAAGTTGTCGAAGAAGTGAAGCCCGAGGAGGTCAAGCCTGAGCCGAAGGTGGAAGAAAAACCGCCGGAAGTTAAGGCGGAGGAATCCAGTAACCCTCCTGTACCCGACTCCGAGGAATCTAAATATGAGTTTAAACTTCCAATCCCAGGGAAACCTAGGGGGAAGCAAAAATTCGAGTCAGATGAAGTCTACGAGAAGCGTATTGAGCTTATGGACCTAATCTCTCGTAAAAAACTCTCTAAGACTGAGGAACAGCGGGAACAATTGTCTTCAAAGATTCAAGAGACTCGAAAAGAAATGAGTCTTTTAAATCAATCTGCCGGAATTATCAACCCTCTTAATAAAGTAGAGAGTGCTAAACCGGAGGTGGAAGACGAGGCTTTGAAAGCCGACAAGGAGCGACTAAAGCAACTTGGCGGAGCAACCAAAGATGATATCGCCGAGATCGTTCGTCAAGAACGGATCGCTGCTGACACGAAGAGTACGCTTGAAAAATTCGTTGATAGATATCCGGAACTGAAAGACACTGATGTGCGTGAAGTTTTCTTTGACTTTGTTGATTCCAATTACAACTGGAACGGCAAAACAGGGAAGGCACTAATGACAGTGCTGGAACTGGCCAGAGAAAATATGTTCCGACCATCCGAATCAATTCAGGAACGGGTACTCAAAGGTGCAAATGTTCAGGAAAAAATCAATGCGATGCAGTTCCCAGGTGGAGCTCTCGCAAAGACCGGATACTCTCCGGAGCAGCGGAAAGAGATTGATGAACTGAAAGCGACCGGTATGTCCGAGGAAAAAGCCCTGGAACTCCTCTCTGAGTAAGGGACCCTCTACAAAAAAAGAATGACTGGATTTCTACAAGCGGTAATCAAAAATCCAACACGTTCGATACTAATGGTGAACAAAGCCAGCGGTACAGTCACGACTCAGAATTATCTGATGGATCTGACTGCCGGATTGGCTGTTAATGCTAGTTCAGCTTCCACAACAGCGACTCTCGCTGGTGTGTGCAATCAAACGATTGCGGCTGCGGAAGCGTTAACGCAAGTTCCTGTTATCGAACTTTTCCAAAATGACGTCTGGTTGGTGGACTCAACGAACAACTCAAACACTGCTCATAACGGGCAGAGAATGGTGTTGGGAGCTAATGCCTACACGGTTAATAACACTGGTACAACCAGTGCTGTTGGCATTGTAGAGCAGGTCGATACATTCGGAGCGACAACCGACAAGAAAATTCTTGTTAAATTTGTCGTTTAATAATCGTATAACATTACATCAACATGACAGGAACAATAAATGACTATGCGATTATCGTGAACAACGTGCTCAAGCATGTTGCACCGAAAGTATCGCCAACGGTCAGAGCAGAGTATCTTGACTGGATGCACAAAGTAGATAACAACGAAAGAATCTACACGGACATCGGAGTCACGGGTTTGGGAATGGCCGAAATCATTCCAGACGGCGGCATTGGAACTTCGGATGCCCCGATTCAAGGTTTTACGAAGAACTATGTTCAGATGCACTTCACGAAGAAAGTTCGTCTGACATTCCAAACTAACTTCTTCCTCTTTGAGAGTGCCGCTGCCAAAATCAAGGCAACGGTCAAGTCAAAAGTTCTTGAAGGCAAAAATGCTATTGAGCATGCCAAGAACTACCTTTCGCAATCACTTTTGGCTCAGGGCTTTACTACCTCGTTCACCTGGGTACCTATAAACAATGTCGGCACACCGACTCCGATTTCGACACTCGGAGCTGATGCTGTTGAATATTGGTCACAGGTTCACCCGCGAGAAGACGGTGGTCCGGTCTGGTCAAACGTGATCGTTGACGGTGCTACAGCTTCCCCTCAGTTTACTTACTCAGCTCTTTTGGCTGCTCGCAGACAACAGGCTGTTAAGAAAGACGGTCGTGGAAATCCTCTTATCTCGCAACTTGATACGCTAGTTTGCCGAGCCGGTTCAGCAACCGCTCAGTTTGCTAAGACCATCAAGGGAACAATTGATAAGGGTCTAGCTCCTCAGCAAACCAACTTGTTCAACAATGCTCCTGCAACTGACACCTTTAAGGTGTGTGAGTTGTCTCCTTACGAGAACCTCGCCATGACTGGCTTGGCGTGGGGCATGATGGATTCAAAGATGGTGAATCAAGACTTCGGCTTCCTTTACATAGAAGCTCTCGCAACACGGGCAGAACCCGCCGTTGTTGACCTTCTTGGTAACCAAGACCTAGTTTTGAACTTCAACTCTTTGGCGGTACTCGGTGCATCCGACCTTCGTGGCTGGATGTGGAGTGCTGGAGATGGTGTTACAACTTAATAGTTGACCCACTGAGCACCCGCACCTCGGGTGCTCAATTGGGTTAATTATAAATTTAATAAATAAACATGATACAAGACGTACATTCGGCAAAAATCTCAATCGGGATAACCGCTCCCATCGGTACCACGGTTGCTATTGCCGCGATAGCAAACACATGGATTTATGTCCATGAATTGATGGGTGACCTTGCTGCCGCCGGCACAATCAACGTGTTAGCTGGAGCTAGAGTTTTGGCAACCTTTGATCTTGATGCAGGACAGGGTTTGACCGAGAGCGATGAGCCCGGAAATGACAATGTTGCGAGATTCACCTGCCGCCCGGGTGAAGATTTCAAATTAGTTGTCGCGGGTGGATCCTTCACAGGAACAATTGATTATTCGTTAAGACAATAATCACATGGAAGAAATAACCCCAGAACAAAACTCGCAGTTAGGTTCGTGGGCGAAGAAACGGGATACCGTTCTGGCGGAAATTTCTGTCGCTCAAATTGAGAAAGAAAAATTAGAAAGAGAGAATGTGGCTCTCGCCAGTTCCACTAAAGATATTGAGAAACGGATCAACGAGTCGGAGGGGAGGATGGATGAACTTAATAAGCGAGAAAAAGAATACGAATCAACTGTCAGTGCGGAACTTGCCGACCTAACTTCACAAAAAACAGGGCTTCAGGCAGATGTGTCAGCCCTTAAAGCAGATATTGAACTCCTTACTTCTAAAAAAGATTTGCTTACGCAAACTATCAGTTCTCTAACTGATGTGCACGAAAAAGTTTTTGCCCGTGCGAGCAACCTAGACAAAACTGTTGCTGATATAACAAGAATAAACTCTCAAAATATAAGAGAGGTTGAAATTTTGCTTGGTTCTCTCCGTGAGACAACTAAACAGATGGTTGATCTGAACAATCAGACAATCGCTGAAGCGAATAAGGTCACGATTCAACTTCCTCAAATTGTTTTTGAATTACAAAAGAAGCTTTTAGAACGCAAAACTATACATGACATACCTCGCCAATAGATTAGGAGACCCAAATGACTTGGGTTGGTTTGCCACCCCGGCCGCACTTAACCTTGCATACCCAGTTGGTGTTCCGGGTGCTTTTGCGATAGTTGGATCCACAGACACTGTTTGGGTATGGGATGAGGGTACAATGACCTGGGTAGACTCTGGAGGAGTCGGTCCTATTGGCCCACCTGGGCCAACAGGTTCTACTGGGCCTACAGGTTACACGGGCATGACCGGCTACACTGGATATACAGGATACACCGGCTATACTGGTGCCGCCTCAACGGTGACTGGATATACAGGATATACCGGCTACACAGGCTACACAGGCTACACAGGAGATACCGGAGCCGCTTCAACTGTGACAGGCTACACAGGATATACGGGAGATACTGGTCCAACCGGTTCTACCGGCTACACTGGATACACCGGCTACACTGGACCAACCGGCTACACCGGAGACACAGGAACTCCAGGATCTGCTTCTAGTACAGGAGCAACTGGATACACCGGTTATACCGGCTACACTGGATATACTGGAGAGACTGGTCCAGCTGGTTTTGCTACAAACACAGGAGCTACGGGTTCTACTGGATACACAGGATATACCGGCTACACAGGTTACACAGGAGATACTGGTCCTACTGGTTATACAGGCTACACCGGCTACACGGGTTACACCGGACTTTCAGGTGCTGACTCAACAGTCACTGGTCCAACCGGCTATACCGGCTACACGGGTTACACCGGACTTTCAGGTGCTGACTCAACCGTAACAGGTCCAACTGGTTATACCGGATACACCGGTTCAACTGGATACACTGGCTACACAGGTTACACAGGCTACACTGGATTATCTGGTGCGGCTACAAATACTGGAGCTACCGGGTACACCGGCTACACAGGTTACACTGGCTACACAGGCTACACAGGCTACACTGGCTATACAGGGTATACGGGGATGCAAGGAATAACTACCGGGCAGATTCTATATTTCGTTAACGCTAACAGTGACCTTGTTTTGCCGTCAGCTTCGTATGTTGGTGTTCTTCAATTTCTAACATCATCACTTCCTGATACGTTGGTTATGACTGGTGGTGGAAGTTTCATCACCGATGGTTTTGTTGCTGGTCAAAAAATAATTGTTTCAGGCACAGGAACGGCAAACGATGGAGTAACCTATGCAATTCTTTCTGTCGCGGCTTTGACAATTACATTTATTCGTTCAACTGCTGTTGTTGCTACTATCGCAGGACTGTCGGGAACATTAAAGGTTCAGAGAGAATCATTCTTACGAATTCCTTCTACTGGGGGTCAAATAACAGAAGCTGTTACGGCTTTCGTTAATGCTCCCGAAGATACTGTTGGAGCGACTCTCGATAATTACACAACTTCAAATACCTATCCTTTACAGACAGAAATACCTATTGGAATCTGGAGATTTCGATTCTGGGCGTATTGTTCCGCAACAAGTAATGGACTTATTGGGTTCCAAGTTTTCAAGGTAACATCTACTGGATTTCAAACTCTTTTGTTCTCTACTGCTACTGCCGAGATAACAGCTATTGTCACTGATTCTAATACTCAAAAATTCCACGAAATAACCTATGTAATTTCTACTGCTATTCCTATTCTGACAACGGATAGACTTACTGTCAGAGCCATCGCGTTTTCGGCCGCAACATCAAAGACTCTTACATTCTTATATCAGGGTACAGATACGGCTTCTCACATCATTACCTCCTTCCTAGTTCCAGCTCCTACAGGAGCCACTGGTTACACCGGTTACACTGGCTACACGGGAGATACTGGTCCGACTGGCCCCACCGGTTATACCGGTTACACAGGAGCTACCGGTGCCACCGGTTACACTGGCTACACTGGTTACACGGGGACTTCTGGATCTCAATATCCATGGAAAGGCCAATGGCTTGTTGGGACAACTTATGCTCAAAATGATACGGTTCAGAACGAAGGTTCAGGATATGTTTCATTGACTGGTTCTAACATTGGCAATACTCCGATAGTCGCAGGTACGGCTTTCTGGGATCTTTTGGTTGAGAAGGGATACACCGGCTACACAGGTTATACCGGATACACTGGCTATACGGGTTATACTGGATTATCTGGAGCCGACTCAACCGTGACTGGTCCAACGGGTTACACGGGCACTACCGGCTACACTGGATACACTGGTTACACAGGGTCAACTGGTTATACCGGCTACACTGGGTACACCGGCTACACTGGGACTACAGGAACTCAATACCCATGGAAAGGCCAGTGGCTCGTTGGTACAACATACTCTCAAAACGACACCGTTCAGAATGAAGGTTCGGGATACATCTCTCTGACTGGTTCTAATGTTGGTAATACCCCAGTAGTCGCGGGTACGTCTTTCTGGGATCTTTTGGTTGAGAAAGGCTATACAGGTTCTACTGGCTACACAGGCACTACCGGGTACACAGGTTACACCGGCTACACAGGTGACACTGGTGCCCCATCAACCGTGACAGGACCAACAGGTTACACCGGCTACACTGGTTATACCGGGTACACTGGTTATACCGGCTACACCGGAGATACTGGTGCTCCATCAAATATAACTGGTCCAACGGGTTACACCGGCTACACTGGTTATACCGGCTACACTGGTTATACCGGATTGTCTGGAGCCGACTCAACCGTAACGGGTCCAACTGGCTACACAGGTTACACCGGATATACCGGATACACTGGATTGTCTGGAGCCGACTCGACAGTAACTGGTCCGACCGGCTACACAGGCTACACCGGTTACACGGGCTACACCGGGTATACCGGCTACACAGGTTACACCGGGCTTTCAGGTGCTGATTCAACAGTAACTGGTCCGACAGGCTACACCGGTTACACGGGCTACACCGGGTATACCGGCTATACTGGAGATACTGGTGCTCCATCAACTGTGATTGGTCCAACAGGATACACCGGGTACACCGGGTACACAGGTTACACCGGACTTTCAGGTGCTGATTCAACTGTCACAGGTCCAACAGGTTACACCGGATACACCGGGTACACAGGCTACACGGGCTACACTGGATTATCTGGAGCTGATTCAACCGTCACGGGTCCAACAGGTTATACCGGCTACACAGGCTACACCGGATACACCGGGTACACCGGTGAATCGGGGGCGGCCTCAACCGTGACCGGTCCAACAGGCTACACAGGCTACACAGGCTACACAGGCTACACAGGTTATACCGGATACACCGGATCAACCGGCTACACAGGGTACACAGGAACTCAATATCCATGGAAAGGCCAATGGCTTGTTGGGACAACTTACGCTCAAAACGATACTGTTCAGAATGAAGGTTCTGGATATATTTCTCTGACTGGTTCTAATGTTGGTAATACTCCAGTAGTCGCGGGTACGGCTTTCTGGGACCTTTTGGTTGAAAAAGGATATACAGGTTACACGGGTTATACTGGCTACACAGGTTCAACTGGATACACTGGTTACACCGGTGAATCAGGGGCGGCCTCAACAGTGACTGGTCCAACCGGTTATACCGGCTATACCGGATACACCGGTTACACCGGTTATACTGGCTACACCGGAGATACTGGTGCTCCATCAAATATAACTGGTCCAACAGGTTACACCGGCTACACTGGTTATACCGGCTACACAGGTTATACCGGATTGTCTGGAGCTGACTCAACCGTAACGGGGCCAACCGGCTACACCGGTTCAACTGGATACACTGGCTATACCGGATTGTCTGGAGCTGATTCAACCGTAACCGGTCCAACTGGCTACACGGGTTACACCGGTTACACGGGATACACAGGATATACGGGATACACAGGATATACGGGATACACAGGATATACCGGACCGGTGGGTGCATCGGGGGGTATTACAATTCCTTATTTATTTGACACAACAACTTCCGCTCCCCCTGTTGCTGGTGATATACGGATGAATAATGCCGCATCTGCTTCAGTTACAACTATTTGGATTAGCGACACTGATTCTAATTCTGTAACTGTCGGAGTCTTGTTGGATGATATACTTCCAAATGACCACATTAAAATACAAAGATCCGCAGTTCCTACAACTTATGGGTTTTGGCATGTTGATTCAAATACCGATAATGGTACTTACCATACTTTCGGAGTTACATGGGTTGGTAGTAATGGTGCATTTTTAAATAATAATGCACTTGAACTTTCGGTTTCAACAGCTGGTCTTGTTGGTCCGACCGGCTATACCGGATACACTGGCTATACCGGCTACACAGGTTATACCGGATACACAGGATACACAGGATACACAGGATACACCGGATACACGGGTTACACTGGACCAACAGGCTACACAGGATACACAGGAACTCAATACCCATGGAAAGGCCAATGGCTTGTTGGGACAACTTACGCTCAAAACGATACTGTTCAGAATGAAGGTTCAGGATATATTTCATTGACTGGTTCTAATGTTGGTAATACTCCAATCGTTGCGGGTACGTCTTTCTGGGATCTTTTGGTTGAAAAAGGATATACAGGTTACACAGGTTATACTGGCTACACAGGTTACACCGGCTACACCGGCTACACTGGACTTTCAGGTGCTGATTCGACAGTAACTGGTCCAACTGGCTACACGGGTTATACCGGTTACACGGGATATACCGGTTATACCGGTTACACAGGCTATACCGGATTGTCTGGAGCTGACTCAACCGTAACCGGTCCAACTGGCTACACAGGTTACACTGGCTACACAGGTTATACCGGATACACAGGACTTTCTGGTGCGGATTCAACAGTAACCGGTCCGACTGGGTACACCGGATACACGGGATTTTCTGGTGCGGATTCAACGGTAACTGGTCCAACGGGTTATACCGGATACACAGGATACACAGGATTATCTGGAGCTGATTCAACAGTAACTGGTCCAACGGGTTATACCGGCTACACAGGTTATACCGGATACACAGGTTACACCGGATACACAGGATACACAGGATTATCTGGAGCTGATTCAACAGTAACTGGTCCAACGGGTTATACCGGTTACACTGGCTACACTGGCTACACAGGTTATACCGGAGATGCAGGAGCGGCGGCTGCTACGGGAGCCACCGGCTATACCGGATACACTGGCTACACAGGAACTCAATACCCATGGAAAGGCCAATGGCTCATTGGTACGACTTATTCTCAAAACGATACTGTTCAGAATGAAGGTTCGGGGTACATCTCTCTGACTGGTTCTAATGTCGGGAATACTCCAGTAATCGCTGGCACAGCCTTCTGGGATCTTTTGGTTGAGAGGGGATATACAGGTTACACGGGATACACAGGTTATACAGGGTCAACTGGTTATACCGGCTACACTGGGCTCTCTGGTGCTGCTTCAACCGTGACAGGGCCAACGGGCTACACGGGTTACACTGGTTACACTGGTTACACTGGCTACACCGGTTATACCGGCTACACTGGTTTTACTGGGTATACGGGCACCACTGGAACTCAGTTTGCATGGCAAGGCCAATGGGTGAGTGGTACAACTTATTCTCAGAACAATACTGTTCAGTATGCAGGTTCAGGATATGTTTCTCTAACAGGTTCCAATGTCGGAAACACACCTGCTCCGGGTGGGACAGCTTATTGGGATTTATTAGTCCAAGGAACAGATACTTCCATCAACTTTGGTCCAAGTGCGGTGACAAGTATCACAGTCGTTAATGGAGTCATAACGGCAATCTCTTAATAATTAAATAAAAAAAAAATGGCTGTGAATACAAAGTCATTAAGTTTAGTCCGCACTTCTCAACAATACGCTTACGTTCTGGATGATTTCGGCATAGCAAACACAAGTGCGATTTCTTTGTCTACTTGGTTTAAAATTGCAGATATAGATGTGGATGGGGTGTTGCTTCAGTGGTCAACGGCTGCCGGAGGAGCCTCACTTATACAAATTGGTTACGAGTACAATGGTGGA